TAAATAAATGTTGGATATAAAAGTGGTGTAGTACATGAAACTAGACCAGAGAAACTTTCTCTATAGAATATGAATAAATATGTAATTTAAGATTTTAAGTGTGTAGATAATTTATTAGATGTATTGTAATAAATGTGCACTTGTTCTAAAGCGATGATTAAAAGGGTTATATCCAAAATACCAGATGTTAGATCTTGTGATTTAATGTCTTATAGTGGATGCCCTGTTAATGTTTTTGCTGCAATAACAGGTAGACATGGACATTCAAAATTATTTGCAAATCCTTAAATTCTGAAATAATTTAAATTGTTTGTTTATTCTAAACATTCAACTTATTTTAAATTACGTAATTATTTGAGTTATAATGATTAATCAGTTACTTTGTAAGATTATATTGCTCATGTTAAAGAATATGATGCTGTTAAAGCTAAATAATATTCTTAAGCAGGTGATTAGTATAATATTTAATGGGAGAAACCCATTTATAAAGTTTTTGCTAAATCTGGTGAATGGTTTGAGAAATAGCATGGTGTTGACATTAAAGATATGTCAAACCGAGCTCGTTTAATACATAACCCGATTGATGCTGTTAAATTGCATGGTGGTAGAGTTGGTTATATTTTCTTAAATGGGCTTAAATCAGTTACTGATTCCTATATTGGAGGTTTATCTCCTTAGGAATGTGAGAGTTTAATGTGGCATTATTATAAAACATTTGATGATCCTGTCTGTTTGTCAATAGATGGTAAGTCACATGATTCTAATTAACATTTATCTTTGTTAGAGATTATTGACTTTGACTTGGTAAGGTCAACAAAAGTCTGTTTCTAACCTGATATTCCACATTATGTAGCATAAGAGATGTAAGATGTTTTGACATCTTCCTATGCTTAGGTCTCTTATTTTTTAAAAGATTCTTGTAAGAAAATGTTTAGAGTTTTTAGTTACAAGGTCTTTGGTACAGTTTATTCAGGTGATCCAACAAGGACTACTTTTGGTAATTCTTTACGTGTTATTTGTTATATGGAGTTTATTCTCTATATGTCAGGGATAATTAAATATAAAATCTTTGTAGCTGGAGATGATGTATTACTTATGATTAACCGTAAAGATTTGACTCAATTCTAAAAATATTTTTGGATGGTATATACTAGAAATGAATATGGTGTTCATGGATTAGGTTAATGTTCAAAAAAAAATAGATATTTTAGATGGAGGAATGTTAGATGTTTTATCTAGGGTTGGTTTTATAGATCCTGTTATAGGATGTAATACATATAGAAATGTTAATAGAGTTGTAGTTAGATAGGTATAATCAGATAGTAGAGTTGATGATTAAACTTGTCTTAATGGTCTATATGCTTCTTTATATTTTACTAACTTAAATTTGTCAGTGGTTCGTAATTGTTTGAATTATATACCTGTACCATTTAATTTATCATATAAGATGATTTCTTCAATGTATTTGTAAGTTTCTACTTTTTATAGGAGATAAGTTTTATTATGGTCTCATGATTCTACCCCTAAAGGTGATGACTGGGAGTATAATTGGTTGTCATATAATCTAGGTGATCACTATCAGTAAGATCCTTATTATGTTTTTTTATTAGCATAAGGTTTACGTGATGGTGAGAAAGTCTTGGATTTAGGACAAATTTTAGACTGTCATTGATTGTATCATGATAGTTGATCTATCTTCTTTATTTATTAAA